TGTTCGTACTATTAACTACACAGCTTCTGCTGGTGCACAAGAAAACGTTGCAAGCGCTGGTACATTTAACTTGGATGTTGACTCAAACGGCCGTTGGTCTGTTGAGCGATTCAAGGGTCTGATCTTCCAGATCGAGCGTGACGCAAACGCAATTGCCAAAGACACTCGTCGCGGTAAGGGTAACATCATGATCTGTTCTTCTGACGTAGCTTCTGCTCTTCAGATGGCCGGTGTTCTTGATTACACTCCTGCACTGTCTGTTAACTTGAACGTAGACGATACTGGTAACACATTTGCCGGTGTACTGAATGGTCGTATCCGAGTATACATCGATCCATACTTCCAGTCTGCTTCAGGCAATCAATACTACACTCTAGGCTACAAAGGTTCAAGTGCCTTTGACGCTGGTATCTTCTACTGCCCATACGTACCGCTGCAAATGGTTCGTGCGGTTGGCGAAGACACTTTCCAGCCTAAGATTGGCTTTAAGACTCGATACGGCATGGTTGCTAACCCATTTGCTCAAGGCGACACCGCCGGCAATGGTACAATCAGCTTCAACAACAAGAACGTATACTACCGACTTGTTGCAGTATCAAACTTGATGTAATAAAAAGACCTGTAAAGGCGTTTTTGGGGGGTCTCTTCGGAGACCCTTTTTTTTGTCTCTATAAATAGTAATAGAGTCTTATTGGTGCGGCTACACGCGCAATTATACTTGGCTCACTAAATTAGTCAACATGGTGATAGTATGGCTGCAACAGATAATCAACCAACTAATCCTAACTACCTGTCTCCACTTGGGTTTAGGTTTACTCTCAAACGAACCCCAAGTACGAGTTACTTCGTACAGAATGTAAGGCTCCCAACTCTTACTCTTGGTCAGTTCGATTTGGAAGACCCATTTGTCAAACTACCAACTCCTGGTACCAAGCTATCGTTTGAACCCCTAGACATCACGTTTATGGTAGATGAGGATATGAACAACTATCTCGAGATACACAATTGGTTGCGAGGTCTTGGCTTCCCCGAGTCGTATGATCAATACGGCAACTTAGTACGGCAGAATACAAACTCTAGATCCGACCCTACAGCAGTGTTCAGCGATGGTACTTTAATGATACTGTCCAGCCATCAAAATGCTAACATGAGAATAGTATTTGAAGATTTGTTCCCAATATCGTTGTCTGATCTGTCATTTGATAGTACACTAGCCGATGTAGATTACCTAAAAGCTACAGTTACGTTCAGGTACAAGTTGTATACTATTGAGAAAATCTAATTTATGAAAATAGAAAGTGTGATTGAAATGTGGCAGCAAGATGCCAGAATTGATGATGTGGACTTAGATACAGAGTCACTGAATGTCCCCGTACTACACGGCAAGTATCTAAAATTGTTCTACGAGCAGAAACTCAGACTCAAAAAGTACAAAATACAATACAAGACGCTCAACAAAGTGTTGAGTGAATATTATCGTGGTGAGTTAAATAATCCAGAAGACCTAAACAATATTGGACGCGACCCTTGGGAGAAGCATGTTCTCAAGGCAGATCTAGCTCAATACATTGAAGGTGATCAGGAAATGATCGATCTTGTTACCCGCATGGTGTATCAAGAGCAGGTGGTTTCGTTATTGGAAGATATTATGAAAAGCATAAACAATAGAGGCTTCCATATTAATGCAGCTATCAACTGGAGGAAACTCACCCAGTTCGGCGTATAGAGAATTGTTAGTAATTGATAAAGTGAATGAGACCTTTTTAAAGGTCAGCTGTAACCAGGGTATTTCTCAGGAGCTGAATGAGTTCTTCTCATTCTTTGCGCCTGGATATAAATTCATGCCAGCCTTCAAGCGAAGGCAGTGGGATGGTCGTATCCGTTTGTTTAATAATCGCAACAACGGTTTGTATGTTGGGCTTCTCCCTTACTTGAAAAGCTTTTGTGATGAGAGAGACTACGACATACAGTTCGAGCCTGGGTTGGAGTTACAGGAAGAGTTCTCCTTTCAGGAAGCAGTTGAGTTTGCTAGTGAGATAGACCTGCCTTTTGAGCCTCGCAAGTATCAGCTAGAAGCATTCACGCACGGTGTGCGTAACAATCGCTCGATGATACTTTCACCCACTGGCTCAGGCAAGTCTCTAATCATATACCTGCTAGCACGGTTCTACAATGAGAAGACACTCGTAATTGTACCTACTGTGTCTCTAGTTCGTCAGATGTACAGTGACTTCAAAGATTATGGTTACAAGGACGAGTGCAAGTTAATTAGCGCTGGGGTTGACAAAGAGTTCATTGATGAGAACATTACGATCACCACTTGGCAATCAATATACAAAATGCCTAAGAAGTGGTTTGATCAATACAATGTCGTGATAGGTGATGAGGCTCACCTGTTCAAAGCAAAGTCACTTACTTCCATAATGACAAAGTTAAGCGACTGCAAGTACCGGTTTGGATTTACAGGTACCTTAGATGGAACAGAGACTCACAAGCTAGTACTCGAGGGTTTGTTCGGCACAGTGAAATCGTTTGTCAACACTAAGCAACTGATAGAAGGAAAGACATTAGCAGATCTAGATATAAAGATCCTAGTGCTCAAGTACAGCGAGATTACTCGCAAGGCACAAAAGGAAGCTAAGTTCCATGACGAGATGGATTTCATAACGCAGAACCAAAAAAGGAACAACTTCATATCAAACCTTGCCTTATCGCTGGAAGGAAATTCACTTGTCCTGTTTAGCTTTGTGGAAAAACATGGTAAAATACTCTATGATTTAGTGAACAGTAAAGTAGCTAAAGGTCGTCGAGTGTTTTTTGTTTTTGGAGGAACAGATGCCGATACCAGAGAAAGTATACGTGCCATTACAGAGAAAGAATCAAACGCAATCATTATTGCATCATACGGAACCTTCAGTACCGGCATCAATATTCGCAATCTTCATAACATCGTATTTGCTAGCCCTAGCAAGTCTCGTATTCGCAACCTACAGTCTATTGGGCGCGGGCTAAGGAAAAGCGATAGTAAGACTGCGTGTACTCTGTATGATATTGCAGATGACTTGCAGTACAGAAAGAGCATCAATCACACTTTGCGTCATCTGTATGAGCGTGTAAAGATTTACAACGAAGAACAGTTTGATTATAAGATGTACAAAATTAAACTAGAGAGCTAATATATGGCTAAGAAAGGTAAGACCAACTATATCAATAACCCTGACTTCCTGCAGGCAATGATTGATTACAAAGAGAAGGTCGCGGTTGCCGAACAAAGCGAAAACCCGAAGCCTCAAGTACCGACTTATATTGGTGAGTGTTTTATGAAGATAGCCACGAGGCTTTCGCACAAACCAAACTTCATTAACTACTCGTTTCGTGATGAGATGATATGTGATGGGATAGAGAACTGCATGCAGTACATTGACAACTTTAACCCAGAGAAGTCTAGTAACCCATTTGCATACTTTACCCAAATAATCTACTTTGCCTTCTTGCGTCGCATCGATAAAGAAAAGAAGCAACTATACATTAAGTTCAAGATGTCTGAGCGTGTGAACTTCGAACAAGCTACTAGTGATCGCCAGGACCACGACACCGGTGAGGACTTTAACGATCTAATAAAGAACGACCCAGACAGCCAAGAGTACATTAGTAATTTTATCAAGTCGTTCGAAGAAAGTCGCAAGAGTAAGAATAAGAAAGCCAAAACCGCAGAAGGCTAGGTTACATGTAAGCTAGTGATTGAATTTATTGAGGAACAACTATAATGCGCATTGCTTTGATTACAGATACTCATTTTGGCGCCCGTAATGACTCCCAGAACTTTGCCAAGCACTTCTATGAGTTCTACAATACAGTATTCTTTCCATACCTAGATCAACATGATATCAAGCATGTTATACATCTAGGTGATATTGTTGATAGACGAAAGTATATAAACTACACCTCTGCTAGATTGTTGCGAGAAGCATTGATTAAACCATTGCATGCCCGTAACATCGAATCGCACTTCTTGATTGGTAATCACGACACCTACTTTAAGAATACCAATAAAATAAACTCGCTCAGCGAGCTGTACTCCAACAACAGCTATTCAAACATAAACATCTATGCTGATGAGCCAACCGCCGTTGACTTTGATGGATGCGAGATACTGTTGACACCATGGATATGCAGTGGCAACTATGAAAGGTCAATGGAGGTAATCAACAGCACTACAGCACAGATCCTATTTGGTCACTTGGAGCTAAAGGGGTTTGAAATGTACAAAGGAGCGATCAACAACCATGGATTTGATAGCAATGTTTTTTCTAGGTTTGATGTTGTGGCTAGCGGTCACTTTCATCATAAATCTACCGTCGGTAATATCAACTACCTTGGAGCTCCTTATCAAATTACTTGGAGCGATTATGATGATCCCCGTGGTTTTCATATCTTTGATACTGATACTAGGACTCTTGAGTTCGTACCAAATCCTTTAGAGATGTTCGCTAAGGTTCACTATGATGACAGTAACACCACTATGGAAATGGTTGTAAACCAGCAGTTCGATCAATTCAAAGATAAGTACGTCAAGGTGATCGTTAGGGAGAAAAGTAATCCGTACTGGTTTGACATATTCATTGACAAGTTAGAAAAGGCAGGACCGCACAACGTACAAGTAGTCGAAGACCATCTACATCTCGATCTCGAGACCGATGATGAAATCGTAAATGAAGCAGAAGACACCATAACTATCCTAACCAAATATATTGAAGCGTTAGACATTAGTACGGATAAACAACTAGTTGAACAAACTATAAAAGATCTGTATAATGAGGCGCTCAGCACAGTGTGATGATATTATATGATTCTATTCAAGTATATAAAGTGGCGTAACGTACTGTCGACAGGTAACAGCTGGACAGAAATTAAACTCAACAAAGCAAAGTCTACATTGATTGTAGGAGAGAACGGATCGGGCAAGTCTACGATCCTCGACGCTCTTACTTGGTCACTGTACGGCAAAGCTTTCCGCAAGATCAATAAGTTGCAGATGATAAACTCTATCAATGGCAAGGGGTCTGAGATCCATGTCGAGTTTACTATTGGTAAAGACAACTACAAGATCGAACGTGAGATTAAGAAGTACGGATCCAGTAGGTTCGAGATCTACAAGAACGACAAGATGATCGACCAGGCTGCAAACTCACGTGACTACCAAGAGTATCTGGAACGTCATATCCTCAAGATGAACCACCGGTCGTTCTGTCAGATAGTAGTGCTTGGTAGTGCTACCTTCATGCCGTTCATGCAACTATCGGCCAACCATCGTAGAGAAGTGATCGAGGATTTATTGGACATAGAGATATTCACTACAATGAATACTCTGCTGAAAGAAAAGGTGTCAACAAACAAGGAAAGTCTAACCAAGATCACATATGA